ATTCACAATTACTGCTACTAACGCAAGTGGATCTGATTCTGCTAGTGTTAATATTCAGGTATTCTTTATGCCTGAGATTACGTTGACTGTTACCAGAGGATACACACCTTCAGGTGGTAGTGCATCATACTCATATATTTCAGGACAGAGTACTGCTGCTCTACCTTGGTTGTACTTCTGTTGTGAAGAGCAAGTAACTGTTGGATGGGCTATCACAGGAACGGCTACAACTGTAACTGGTGGAGTATTCTATGGTAACTTTGCTGATGATGGAACTAACCCAAGTGGAGATAGCACTAATAGTAACCTAGGTACAGTTAGTGGAAATGCAACCTCAGGTACTTGGAGTAGTATTAAGATAGCTCCTAGTGAAAATGGTAGTGCTGCTGGTGGATCTAATGCTGTCTCAGCGAATAAGAGACAGGGTGCGATCTTGATCCAAGCATCTAACACAATGGGTCAAAGTGCTGCTGCTGCAATAAGATTTAAGATACTTACATTCCGTGTTGCTAGGTACAGTGACTATCAGGATATTGCATACTTTAACCAGTCTGGATCTACCAGTAATGTTGGTATGTACTTCGATGGAACTGGTAACCTAATAACCACTGGTAGTGGATCTGCTCAAGTCGTATTAAACTTCGGATGGAATGATCAACCCAACCAAGACGGTCAAGCACTTGGAAATTACTCTATCTCTGCTCTTGGTATATCATTCGATCAAGGAAATACAACTACAGGTAGTGACACTGCAACTGTTACAGTTACTGGTGGTACAACATATACTGCTGTTGTAACTGGTGCTGCTGGCGTTGGTGGATACCACGTTGAGAACTCTAGTACTGGTGGAGTCAATCAGAAGTTCTGTGTTTGGGATAGTGATGGCACTGACTGTAATGCTTGGGTAGAAGTCGCAAGCATAACACAACAGGGTGCTACATTACAGTTTGGTCCTATCAGTACCAACGAGTCTTATGTTGATACATCACCAGCTACTATACCAGCAGGTTCAACTTGGAATTGCTCAAGTATTATATGTCATATTGGTGCTGCAACAGGAGAACTATTTGGTAAGGTTACTAACGGTAAGTTTAGAGTTGAGGATATAACTGGTGCTGCCAGCGACAATGATTACTATGACTTAACAGTTTCTTGTAACGTTGCTGACTTTACTGGTGCATCTACTAACGCTAACACTGCTGCTACAGGTAACTTTGCAATCGCACTACCAGCTGGAACGTTCACATCTTCTGACATCAACACATTATGGGAACCAGGTGACGGAAACCCATAGACGTGATATAATAAACTTGGAAAAAAACTCGGCAAAATTTTTGCTCTTTTAGACTTCGTTATGGCAGAGGACAACAATTTACCACCTATCAAGCCTCTAGAGTTGATGCTTGATGAAAATATAACAAAGGTTGATTTCTCAGACTTCATTGGAGTCTGGGATAATTTTATGCCAGAAAATGTTTGTAATAAGTTTATTGATTGGTATAAAGACCTTAAAAATACAGCAGCTATAACTCAACCTCAAGATGATGGGGGTGTAGGAGATGGTAGGTTTCAATTTCAAGATGGTAATTTAGGTAGGTATGATAAACAGATACTGATTAATCATAATAACTATGACTTGCAGAAATGTACAGTACAGTATATCAGAGCTTGTGTTGACCATTATATTTGGAAGTATCGGCAACTTGCATCACAACCATTGATGAGTACTGTGATTAAGTTTCAACATACTCCTCAAAGTGGTGGATACCATACGTGGCACTATGAAGCAATGGGTTTATCTTATGCTCATCGTGTATTGACTTGGATGATATATCTCAATGAAGATTTTGAAGGAGGAGAAACAGAGTTTCTTGATCAGACAAGAAGAATTAAACCTACTACTGGTACATTGTTAATCTGGCCAGCAGGTTTCACGCATACACATAAAGGGAACCTAGTTTTATCAGGTGATAAATACATATTGACAGGATGGTATCTATTAAATGGCTCGTAATTTTGCGGAAGCTGATTTTATCCTCTGGGTTCCCAGAAAAATTATCGGTGGTAAAAATCCAGATGGTACCCAACAGGGCTTTGAGATCTCTGATAGTGATTGGACTAATACTGTTCTACCTGCTATCAACGGGACATTCCACGTTGCTGGTGTGGATGAACTAACAACCATACACTATTGGAAAGCAGATAACCCTCTTGGTGAACCCGTTTGGTACCTTGCAGAGAATCAGGATCTACGTGGTAATACAGCAATTACTACAAATGATTCATCTAAAGTTGATGAAGCAACGGTCTTATACGAAACTTTATCACCTCTTCGTACACAGTACAAAGATGCTTATGATGCTGAACAACAAGCAGCGTTGGATAAAGCAAATCGTGAAAAATATTTTGTTGACAATCAAATTCCAGAGAACTTGGGATCATTGCGTGCAATGAGAACTGATCTTCTTAAAGATACTGATTGGGTGATGTTAGAAGATGTTTGGGAAGCTGCTGCTGGTATGTCACTAGCTAGTGTCCCTGCTGCTGCTAAAGAGAAAGCTAACTGGAAGACCTATAGGCAAAGACTTAGGGATTTACCTGCACAACAGGCAGATCCGTATGAATATGCCAATTTCACTGGTTGGCCAGTTAATCCCGCACACGCTGATTTCGTTCCCTAACTATGTTTTTTCGTTATGAATTGCTGAACAATGTTAATCTTAAACACGTACAAGACTTCTACGACTTCTCTGAGTTCAATGATGGTGCACGCACTGGATCTGATGATAAGAGAATTAAGAATAACATTGAAATGCAAGTTGAGCAAGCAAATGCTGCTTGGAAGATAATTTGGGATAATTATCAAAAACACGAGATACCTATGTGGCAAATGTGGGTCTGTAATAGCACCACAGCTTTGTTTATTAGGTATACAGAAGGAATGCATTATGGATGGCACTGTGATTCGCCTATGATGGCAGGAGGAGTGCGATCCGATTTTAGTACTACAGTATTTTTAAATGATCCTTCAGAATATGAAGGAGGTGAACTTGTATTACAGTATGGTACAGAGACTATTGAGGTTAAATTACCTGCTGGATGGGCGTTTAGTTATCCTACTGGGACTAAACATATGGTGAAAGAAGTAACATCTGGAGTAAGGGATGTTGCAGTCTTTTGGAGTAAGTCAATGTTCAGATGTCAAGAAGACAGACGAGTTGCGACATATAATTATGAAATAAAACAGGAGTTACTCAACCTTTATCCGAACGCAGAGGATCCTGATGATGATCATTATGGTATGACAAGAGGTCTTGATGAACAGTTACACTCGTTGATGCGTTCAAAAGCTTACTAAATAACCCTTAGGGAAAGTACCGTACCATTTTGGAATAATGCAAATAGAGGAAGGCAGAATTATTGTCCAAGTCTCGAAAGAGATAGAGGTCGCTACTGTCATTGAACGTGCAAAGCAACGTTTCACATCACTAGCTAACACACACGACCTGACAAGGTTCAAAACACTATTCCTAGATTTTCCATCAAGGGATCAGAATTTCATCACTATTTTAAAGAGTGACGAATTTCCAGAGGTTATTGGGGCACATTGGGATGCCAAAATGACCATTAAGAAACAAGATTTACAAAACGAAGTCGGAGTAAAGCACGCTGATGCTTTCGAGATGGCAGAAGAGACGTATGATATATCAAATCCCCCAGCTGTTACCCCCAACGATCCCTCCCGTGAAGATGTTGCTACATATTCCTCTACCTCTAGTGACACTGCTTCTGCATTAACTGCACAGGTCAAACCATTTTCCTATGGTAGTGTAAGACCTTGGAACGGTAGTACTTCTACACTAACATACACAGGTATAGTTAACGTTGGTTCATATGGTCCTAAGTTAGCACTACTATCTGGTGGTGTGATATATGAGTCTATAGCATTAGACTATATGCTTCCTAACTTTACTATTGTCTTCAGTTTAGCAGATGCTAGTAATGCAGGATATAAGTGGTGCTTCTCTACCACACCAGACGGTACAAATAATGGTGGTACAGAGTATACAACAGGTGTAACAAGAGTAGGTACTCCAGGAACTGCTGGTTCTTCTGTAAGTATAGCACTTTCAGCAACCACACCATTGGAGTTGTATATCTATGAGGATACTACACCTACTATGGGTATGTCTGGATCTTACATACCTTCAACAACATATTCATTTAAAATAACTATCTTCAACAAGTGGCATCTACAAAGGATATCACAATCTACAGATAACCTAGGTTATGGTCTCTATTCACTGACTGAAGACGGAGAAAATTCAGATATTTACATCCTTGATACTGGTGTTCGTGGTGCATCCCGTCCAGCAGATACTGCTGGTGCTAATTTACACCCAGAATTATATCACCCAGATTATATAAGTGACTTCAATGGTACTACAGAACAGGCAAACTATCGTGTATATGAGGTACCAGGATATAACTCAGGTATCACATTAAATGGTGAAGCAAATAGTAATGAGGATGACGATGGTCACGGTACTCAGTGTGCTATCTGTGCTGCTGGTGTAACCTTTGGTGTAGCTAAGAAAGCACGTATCTTCGCAATGAAGGTATTTAATGAGACTGGTACTGAGTATACCACGTTTGCATCAAGATATATCAATTGTATGCTAGCTATTGCTAACCATAACGATTCTACTCACGCAAACTGGAAAGGTAATACCCGTCCAGCAATTGTTAATGCTTCATTAGGTGCTATTATACCTAACAGATACTGGCCATATGTTTATAAGAATGAGCCTGGATTTGATTCTGGTGCTGGTGAGAGTGATACACTCTTTGATGACTATGAGAACTATCTTATAGAATCTGGTGTTATCTTTGTAAGATCTGCTGGTAATGGATTTACTGATGGCACTTGGGCTGGTACTTACGGTGGATATCAAGGTAAGTACTTGGTAGGTGTTAGGACTGCTGGTCCTAAGGACAACCTACACAATATGGAAATACCTGATGCTAGTGACAAAGGTAAGATTACTGTAGGTGCTACTGCACATAATAATAATTTCTCTGCATTCTCTAATTACGGTACGATTACTACCAGTGCTCCTGGTGAGTCAATCTATTGCCCTAGATGGTATTGGAACAGTGCTACACCATACAACCAGATAAGTTCTTCTTACTACACAAATATTGATGGTACTTCATTCTCTGGTCCTATAACTGCTGGTGTACTAGCACAGTGGGCTACAAAGATGACATACCAACAGGGTGTTACCTATGAAGGTAAACCTCTACCACAGTTGGCAAAAGAATGGTTACGTAGACCATTAGATTGGGATTATATTCGTACATATAATGGTGCGACTGCATCACCTGTTAGCTATGAGTTTGGTGGTGCTAGTGTCCAAACATATCCATCTAATACTATCGATGAAATCGTATTCGATGGATTGAATACAACAGTTTCAACTGGTGCTGCTAGTAACGTTATTACATTCAATTTAGGATCAGAGTTTTCTAGATTAAACCCTGTTCTTGGTGATCAGATACAGATACGTACACCTATTGGTATTATAGCACAAGATATAATCAGTGATGTATGGGTAACATCTGTAGCGTCACCTACTGCTGCATATCATAAAGAGGGTGGACTATTTAATGTTGTTAGTGATAATCATCCAGCTCCAGGTCTTTACGGTGTATTCCCTAAAGCTGGAACATCTGGATATGTTTCTAACCTTACATTAAGTCAGCAAGGTTCTGGATACACTATAGCACCTGTTGTTTCATTCTCAGGTGGTGGTGGAACGGATGCTACTGCAACAGCTCAGATCACACTAACTGGTGGTGGTGTTACAGGTATTAACGTAGATCAGTCTGGTAGTGGATACACAGAGGCACCAACAGTCACAATTAGTGGTGATGGTAACGGTGCAACTGCAACTGCAAACATCTCACTTACTGGTGGTGGAATACAAACTGTTACCGTAACTAACGGTGGTAATGGTTACAACCCATTAAACGTACCAGCTGTTGCCTTCTCAGGCGGTGGTGGAGGTGGTGCAGCTGCAACCGCAGTTGTTACTGATGGTATTGTTACTGGTGTTACTATTACTAATCCAGGTTCAGGATATACACAGGCACCTTCTGTAACTATTGCAGCTGCAAGTCCTCCAGTTCAAGGAACGACATTTGATATTGCTAATATGTTTGTATCAGGTGGTGGATCTGTTACAACTGGATCTCTAAACATTGTTAACAATGCATTGACAACTGTTGCGGATAACTTACCACAACCTGCATTGTTTGGATCTTTCCCTAATGTCAACAACCCTTGGTCAATCCTACCTAAGTCCTATAACCACACATTAACATATCGTGGTGGTAGAAACGTTTCTAAGACTGGAACTCCTGACTCTGCTTTAGGTGCTGCATACGGATTTGTAGCCCTTACACTTAATGGTGTTACAATACAAACCTATAACTGGGGTCTTAATACTAATCTTCCTGATGGTACTAACTGCCCAACAGGATATAGTTTCGATCAAGTATACAACATCAATGCATTTGGTGGTGATAGTGGTAACGCTACTGTAGGATCTGATGGTGCATACTACTATACTAGTGGTAAGTTCTTCACTGAACTATGGAAAGGTTCCACAACAACTATGGTAGTTACTGTAGTCAATGTTGCTGGTTCAAACAAATACTTTATTGATACTACACAGACACCTAACTTGCAGGTAACTGAAGGTAATACATACTACTTCGATCAGTCTGATTCTAGTAACACAGGATACCCATTTAAGATATCTGAATCACAAGATGGTATTCATATTCAAGGTGGTACTGAGTATATAACTGGTATTAGATACCAAGGTACTCCTGGTGATGGTCAAGCTGGTACTGGTACTTACATACAGGTACAACCTGACTCACCAAACTTATTCTACTATTGCTCATTATATTCTGGATACGGTGCTGCTGCTTCTGTAACTACATTAGCAAATACTTCCGCACTTCCATCCAATACAAGTGCTGATATTATAAATGCGACTCATCACTCACCTATCATAGGTATTGCTAAGGATGGTTATCCTGTCTATGGTCCTGTAGGTTATGATAGTCCTGGATCTACAGCAAGTCTAGCTAGAATGCAATCTGGTTGGACATTAAGATCAACACGTACTGGTACACCTTATACTCCTCAAACATATACTTGGGGTGTTACTGCTGACGATAATTTAGATTTCGATTTTACAGGAGAAAGCACTGGATCTGATGTTACTATCAATGCTAATGTTGGTGACAACCTAGTATTCAATGTTAATGCACAGTATAGCACAGGTGGAGGTGGTGGATCCACTCCACAAACTTACAACTTAGTTGTAACTGCTTCAGGTGCTAGTGATTACACTGTATCTGGTTCTGACAGAAATGGTAACGTCAATGGTGCAGACCCTGCACTAACTTTCTACGAAGGAGATACAGTTAACTTTACAGTCTCTGCTTCTGGGCATCCATTCCACTTGAAGACTCAAGCTGGCACTGGTACTTCTAACCAAATACCTGGCGTAACTAATAATGGTACAGAATCTGGTACT